CCTGCCGAACACAAATGTGATCTCTTTTGTATCTTCTACTAAGTAATCACTAAATGATTTAATTTGCATATCCTCTGAATTCCCATTTTAGTTAGGATTATCCCAACCTTTTATAATATCTTTGCTAAAGTTGTTGGCAGAAAATTCTAATCTATCAACAAGCTTAACTGCTCCACCTTCCATATGATCTATAGCAACAAAACCTTCGGGGTTGGTTACTTTAAATCCGGACGTTGTTTTAACAAATGTACCGATTTTAGACAGTTTGTTAAGTTTATTTATAATAATTAATTTACTGTCTACGATTAAATTCTGTAATTTAAACACATTTGTTAAGTTATTTAAGTTACTATCAGAGAAAAATGATAATAACTCATCTCTTTTCCCAATTTGTATATCTTTTCCTTTCTGAGAACTACGCTTATCGATTTGTTTTGCATACCTATCGGCAACAAACTTAACTAATCCCTTAGCATGTTTCTTCTCATCTTTGATTCTAACTCCCTTTCTTACCATCGTATTATTATATACGTTAATAACTAAGTTAAGTTCTTTGTTACCTTCTAGTTCTTTTAATACGCCAGAACTAATTTTTTGGAATAGTTTACCAGCTTCTGACAAGAGTTTAGTAACTTTTAAATTGTCTTTTTCAGTGAATGTAGCTTTACCTGATAGATCATCCATCGTAGCATCTACCATCCAAACCTTAGAAGTAGCTTTTAATTTGTTGGTAATGTCACCGCCAAAGCTAGCTTGCATAGTTTCGAATGTTGCACCTTTGTAAGATGTATGCCAAACTATACCACAGTCTGCTTTAGAAATAGTTTTTTCTAATTTAGATCCATGTGGTACTGCATACACAATTGTGTTTGGGTGAAAGGTAATCATTTTTTGTCCGTTAATCGTTTGACCTTTTAGATCCGATTTATCAAACATAAAGTCACCTTGTATTACACCTTTAATACCTACATCTTTTAATCCATCAAAAGCCATTATTAGCTTCTTAGATAAATCGCCGGATGTATCGGCTTTTATATCATCATGATTTTTGTATACCTTAGGATCTGCATTAAAGATTCCTTTCTTGGCTACAAAAAATGACCCGTCGCGCGGATCTTCGCCCGCGAATACGGCGGGAGCACCGTCCCATTTAACGGTCACATCTACAGGTGATGTCGTGTGACCACTCAACATGTCTCTCATACTGCGTAGAGCGTTGATTGCTTGGCGTGCTCCCTTAACTCCGCCATCTAGAACTAAATCCTCAATATGTGTCATATGAGTATTCTTTCCAGCGGCTTCTGTAAGGTTATATTTTTTAAATGATATCATTTTTTTATGATCCTGTATCTCATTAGGGGTTTACCATTAATAGTACGATCCCCTTTTTCGTTTCTTCCAATCGATTTTACTGTAATTCTTTTGTTCTTAAACTTACCACCTAGGATTTCATCGCCAACTTTTATATCGACTTTGATCATTTCCTTTTGTGTATATGTTTTAAAACTATCCATTATTTTCCTAACTTAATGTATACCCCGCCTTCTGCGGTTGTTGATCCAGCGTAGTTAATCATTCTAGTTACTATGGCATGGGATTTGTTTCCACTAGCTTTTTGGATGTTATAACATACAGTTAAACAACCTAGCTTAGCACTAATCCATTTCCAATCTTTTTGTTTAAGCTCGGTTACAAAATCTTTATATTTAATATTTTTATAAAACTCATTAAACATTTTATACATGGCTTTTATATCTTTATCCTTACCACTTTCTATAGCTTTGGCTGACCTAACTATACCTCCGGTATGCTTTGGTATTATTTTACCAGCCTCTTGTTGAATTATATCTTGCATAATTCCCCAGCCGATACCGCCGCCTCGTGAAGTTTTGCCCTTTACCTCAGCTTTAACAGCTCCACCTGGACTATTGTCTTTCATGTTCAGTTCTACTGTTTTAGTTTTAATAGTAGCTGACTTAGCAGACCAAAAGTCTCCTCGACCAGATTCAAGTGCTATACTAGTTACCTTATGGAATAATACTTCTGGTGGTTGCTTAATATTATTTAAAGCAAAAGGAACAGTTTCATTCTTAACAAATTTTAAGGATATACCCACTAATTGTCTTTTGTTATATGCTGTTATTAACGATTTATTAAACCCATGTATTGACTTTGTATTTAGGTTATCTAAGTTAAAACCTTTCTCTATTGCCCATACATCACCTGGATTCCATTTATCATCTTTTAATGCAGTAAATCCTGAATTCGTAAATGCTTCATTCTTCATTGCATATATCTTAATCATATCTTTAGATCCACGATGGAATTCCATATTTTTGTGGATGTACTTTTTATCAATTAGATATTTTGTTATATAATAAGAAGATTTCCACCACGTCTCTGGAGTTTCTAAGATCTTATCTGTATTAGCACTAACATTTGCTGTGCCATTAGATTGATAAGCTTGAGCTATTACTTTACTATCGTAGTATTCTAAATTATGCCCTGGATTATCCACCATAGCTTTCATCATGCATGCATTATGAGATTCATTTCTTTCTGTATCAGCAGTACCAGCTCCTGCTCCACCAATACCACCGCCAAAGTCTTTAGTTTTACCTAGTAGATTAGATTTAATTTCTGTTCCATTTTTATCAATTAAAGTAAATCCACCACGGCCAAAATGATCTTGGTTCTTTTTAAATAGGTTACAATTAATAATTGCTTGATCTATGTAATCATCACCAACTTTAAAAGTTCCGCCTTTAGCTAGTTCTAGGGGTTTTTTACCTTTTATTAATTTAATTAAAATGTCAATTCTATCTTCGTCTGTTTCCGAGTTTGTCCCGCCCAATTGACTTGGCGTCAAAGCAAGCACCTCTTTAATAAGGATAGGGTTTACTGTAAACGATTTAAATGAATTCATAGATCTATTTATGATCTAAATTTTCTTAAAGAATGGATTGGGGTAAATTTCCCCTGTATCATCATATGCAATAATCTTTTCTCTATGAAGAGCCATGATGCATCTTTCTGCACCTTCGCGAAGACCTTGTTTATAAAAGTGTACGCATGCTGCGCCACAAAGTAAACTGATTGCTATAAATTGTATTATTTCCATATTTCATACCTTAGGTTATATTGTTTTTCGATCATAAAGTCTTCCATGTTCTGAATTGATTCCTTACGGGATTTAAGAACCCACCTTCGATGAGTTCTTTCCTTTTCGGTGGGGAATGTTTCTGTACACTCCCAAACCCTTTTAAGCTGTTCTTGCGATTTCATGCGATTGCCAGCTGTAAAATCCAGGACCTGCTATATCATGTAGATACATAGGACCAGTCCAATTAATAGAATATTTACCTGAAAGGATATTACCTCTTGCTCTATTTAGAGTAGGTGCTTTCCAATTCTTAGGTTTAAAAATATCCCCAGTGTGAAAGTTTTGATTGCTTTTGTTTATAAAACCCCATGCAGATCCATTACATTCAATTCGAATATATTTAGAACCTTCGTGGATTTCAATGCTGTTTTTAAAAGTGTTAATTCTTTCTTCGTCGGCTTTTACAAATTTTGAAAAGTCGTCTATAATAACATCTATAAGTGTATCTAGTGCTTGTCTCATCTTAATGTAATGGCCTCCCGCCTAAAGTATCTAATTCCATCTGGCCGATTATCTCGATGCCAGTTCTTTGTTCAATTGAATTACACATAATTTCCCATGATGCATCATCTATGGCTTTTGATAAAGTCATTTCAGCATCTGTTAATTCTACTTCGACCGGTTGGCTTGTAGCGAGGTGTGTCATCCTAAGTAATCTTTTCATGCTTTTCATATTACGCTGCCTCCATAATTGATAGTGGAACATTATAAAGAATGTCGTTAATTTTAACGGTAGCATTCTTGATTTTAATTTCCGTGATAGAACCTTTTAAGATTTTACCTTTGGCATTTACTGAAACTAAATCGCCAACTGAGAATTGAGATCTAGCTGTTCTAGCTAAATCATTTCTAAGGGATTTTTGTTTTACTTTTAAAGCATTAATAACGAGATTTAAATCTTGCATATCGCTAAGACCGTTAATCCCTTTTATTATATTTGATGTTTTCATTTTTAACTCCTATATTATTTTAAATGATAGGTCTATTATACCATAAAAGAGGAGGCTTGTAAACCTTTTTTTGCATTTATTTGCAATTGTTCACGTAATCGTGACGTAAAAAAAAGCCAGATAAGAGAATTCCTACCTGGCTTTGTTATGATATAAATTCCCGATTCTTTAGAAAAGGTAGTGCATAGCTATAAACATGCTATCAGTGGCATCACCATGTCTAACTCCATCCATAATGTGCAAACTTAATTGTACATTCGGAGCTACCATGTTGGAATATTTGAGCGCTGCCCAATCATCCCCATTTTTAAAGTCGCCATATTTAACATAGAAATCACCAGGTACTTCTGAAAGAAACGCAAGATGATGCGTAAATTCCATATAGGTGTTTTCTTTGTTGTCGCTATCTACATAGTAATATATGCTAGAATTCTTGTAACTTGCGTTAACAAAAACTTCTTCCATATCATCATAGCCCTCATTATAAGAGTATTGTATAACTCCACCACCGAGTGAAAGATTATCTGTTACAGTAAGATTATATCCTACTGCTAGATCATATTCCAATTCAGCTTCGTCTCCAAAGTCGACCTGTCCTACCCAAGCTGATCCATATAATCCGTTGTCGTGATTATAATCTAAGCCTAAGTTATAGGAAGTGTCTCCCATAGATTGTGTTGCGCCTCTCCACATATAGTCAGACATTACTCCAACTTTACCTGAAACATCAGCGTACATGAAAGGTGAGATGAAAGTTGCTAATACCAAAGGTAATAATTTCTTAAACATCCTAGCTTTCTCCCTTGACGAGTGTGTATACACCCCATAATAAACCTACCCATGCGAGTAGTTTGGCAAGTCCACCGAAAAGAATTACAGATCCACATACTGCGATCAATGCGATCCCATCATGTGAGGTTCTTTCTTCTATTCTAGCTAACATCCATTTTTTGGCGTTTAATAATACGTCCATATTTTTTCCTCTATATTTTAAAATCAGCGAAGGTATCTTTTGAATCCCTATCACCAAAATTATTTATTGGTTTATCCGGAATCATGTCAGACATAATATCTGTCTGAGCAGATTCTTCAACATCGTATAGTTTCATGCGGGAACGATCTATACCAATTACAAAGCGTTTGTATTTAGTCAAATCGTTATAACGATTTTTCAATTGCTTTACCATAATTTGGCCAAGATCATCAAGTTCCTCTGTTGAAATTAGAGCAAACATTAGATCCGCCGTAGCTGGTAATCCAAATGATTCCGAAGTGTCCTCTAATCCGACGTCGGTATTACCGAAGCCAGACCTAGTCGTTTGCGTTGCCGAAACGATTGGGACGTTAAATTCGACAGCTAGGCCACGCAATTCCTCTGCGATAGCTTTGATGTACGAATAACTATTTATACTTCCTCCGAGCCCACGCATGCGCGCAGAAGAGCATATATTCAAGTAATCGATATAAATTATATCGGGCTTGAAATTCTTTTTTAGCTTTAACTCATTGAGTAAAGCCCTGAAATGTCCAGTGTGTGCTGCACCTGTTGGGTATTCTTTTACGATTAATTTACCAACAGAAGCCTTTGCTATCTTTTCTATCTTAGTAGTATATACATTCTTAGGTAAAGTAGATAGTGATTGTATTGGGTAATCCATAAGATTAGCATCTATTCTTTCTGCAATACGTTCTTCTGCCATTTCCATTGTAATGTATAAAACATTCTTACTTAATTGTAAATTAGAAGCTGCACAATGACACATGAAAAGGGATTTACCCACGCCCGTACCCGCGAGGGCAATGTTCAAGGTCTTATTGGGTAAACCACCCTTAGTAATCTTATTCATATAATCTAGATCAAAAGGTATCTTATCTTCTTTTCTATTATAGAAATCATATCTATCTTCTGAGTTGTCAATATAATCGTGGCCAATTGCTTGGTCAAAAGATGTGCCAAGAGCTTCGGATAGTATCTCTGGGATAGCTCCGTCGCTCTTCTCGGTCTTACCATCAATGATCTGGATGGATTCCATAATAGCATTATAAACTGCTTTTTCTTTGCACCATTTTTCCGTTTCATTAATAAGATAATCTGTATCGATATCCGATCTGGTTTTTAACTCATTGATTAATACAGCAGCTGAGTTAAGCTGCTCGTGTGGTAGACTTAGTTTTTGTAATTCTAGATCTAGTATTTTACCTGTTGGTAGTTTATTATGAGCACCAACAAATTTAACTATAAGCTCGAACACAATTGCGTGTTCGCCTGCATAGTATTCTTTCTTGATGAAAGGTATAACTCTTCTACAGTAATCTTCGTTATTAAGAAGATGATTAAGAGTGTGTGTTTGTATCTGGTTTGTTATGTCCAATTATATCCTCTGCTAGTTTATCATCCATTGTTTCATTAATTATATGTTCTAATACAGCACCAATATAGTTATTAAAATATTCGTCCGCACATAGTTCATCGTGGTCGTGATCCGCTGGATCTTTAATAGTGTAAGTGAATGATAGAGTAGCTATGTCTAAAGTAGTATCTTCTTTAATACCAACTTTGCCGTATATTAAAACAACTCCATCGAATTCACCATTCAATTTGATCCCGTAGAAATCTACGTTTTCTGATTCCACAAATGTGTAATCTTTATGTGTTATATTATACACTAGTTTCATCCGTTTGTAAATCTATTTCTACATCTAATAACGGTTTATGACCGATCTGATAATGACCTTTAACAAAGGCTTTAAAATCTGTACCATCTAGGATAGGATCCCAGAATTCTTTCTTAAGAGTATCTTTTTCTCTGACTTTTGGTTGAACCAATTCACCAGTTTCTCTATCTACTCTACAATACCATCCAACATTAGGTTTCTGTACATATCCACCTGCAAGAGCTACATCAAGTAGTCCTGAATAGGGTTCAATGCCACCTTCCCAGGTTACTGAAATAGGTACTTTAGATTTCTCTTTAACGAACCTAGATTTCTCTACGTTAATTATAAAGTTATAACCTTTAACTTCTGTTCCAGTCTTTTGTTGTTGTCTTCCGATGATCCAAATGTTATCTGCTGAATAGTATATACCTGTTCCGCCTGATACGATTGCTTTAGGAAATAATCCCATTTCTTGATACGTATGATTAACAGCGAGTAAAGGGATATTCTTCATGGTAAGATAAGGAGTAACCATTCTAAATAATCCCTTTAAAGCTTTAGCTCTTGACATATCTGCAACGGATTTTTCATCACGTGCATCTTGTAATTCTTTCTTAGATGCTAAGTTACCAATAGAATCGATAATGATAATGACTTTGTCTTCTCTTGTTATCTCATCTAATTGGTTAACTAGGTCGAACTTTAATTGTTCAACATCTACGATTGGTGTATGCAATACCCTACTGGTATCAATTCCGAATGATTCGAAATAAGATTGGGGTGAGCCAAACTCTGAATCATAAAACATTAACACGGCATCTTTGTGCTCTTTTAAATAAGCTGCTGCCATGAGTAATGCAAATGATGTTTTAAAATGTTTACTTGGTCCTGCCAATACAGTTAAGCCATTGGTAAGTCCGCCATCAACCTCACCGCTTAAAGCGACATTGACCATAGGAACTTCCGTTACGACTTTGTCTTTTTCTCCGAAGTAGATAGAATCTTCTAGTACTGCTGTACCTTTAATCCTACTATTCTTTTTTAGTTTATCCATTATTCCCATATTAATATCTCCTTGCTGGTCCTAGTTTATTTGCACGTGCTTCTTTTCTACTTCTAGCTACGGCTTCTGCTTTTTTGCGTTTCCGCTTTGATGTTGGTTTTTCATAGAACTCTCTTGCTCGGAGTTCTTGTACGATACCTGCTCTATCGCAAGCTTTGCGGAATTTCCTAAGTGCAATGTCAAATGGCATTGGCTTATTCTCTCCTGGTCTTTTATCCTTAGGATGTTTCTTCCTAGGTGTTAAATCTATACTTGGCATTTATTTCCTTGTTTATTTTTGTTGTAGGGTATATTATACCATACTTTGGTGGGTTTGTAAACCCCTTATTATACGAATTCGTAATCTATTCCAGCTTCTTGGAACATGTCCATAGTTTGGGAACAGGATTCTCTCCATCGCTCTTCTTTGACAGGATCTGTAAAGTCTGGTGAAACCACACGTTCAATTCCTGATTGGATAATACCTTTACAGCATTCTCGGCATACTGGTAGAGGCCAAACGTAAAGTGTACATCCATCTAGTGAGCTGCCATTTAAAGCAGCGTTATATATGCAATTCATTTCTGCATGAACTACGTATTGATATTTTAATTCTCGGTCTTGGTATCTTAGATCTGTATCTTGTATACCTCTTGGAAATCCATTATAACCTTGTGCAACAACAGAACCAATTCGGTTAACCGCAATTGCTCCTACCTGCGTACTAGGATCTTTGCTCCACTTAGCAACTTCTTCTGCTAGCTTTACAAATCGTAAATCCCATTTTTGCTGGTTATTCATATAGTTCCTGCCAAATCTGACTATTAATTAATCTTTGTTGCATTTTATCTGTTGCAATTTCTTTTGTTTTTAATGGTAACTTATCTCTATCTAGTATCTCTTGAGGTACAAGATCTTTAAATGTTTCTTTTAATACATGTTTGATACCATCTCGCATATGGTAAGGAGTGCTTAAGGCATGAACTATAACTGATGGAGCTAAGAATGGAGCACGAAGCTCGACCGTAGATCTCATCATTGTTCTATCTAATTTAGGTAAATGATAATAAGGTAATTCACAAAAGATATCTGACATTTGAGAATCATATTCTGCAGCTCTTTTATAGCCACCAAATAGTTCATCTGCACCATCGCCAGTTAATACATTATGGAAACCTAATTCTTTTAGTTTACGTGCCATAGCTATCTGGGGTTTTACTGATCCAAGATCAACAGGGGTTTGATGTATTCTTACTGCATCTTCATCCGTCACATCGTCTAGGGTTACGTGTACGAGATCATTACAGATCTGTTCAGCATAACTCTTTTCTCCATTATCAACGTGAATAGCCGTTATATCTAGGCCTTGTTCTTTTACTAATTGATGTATGATAGTGGAATCTAGCCCACCTGACAGTAGAACGGCTGCGTCTCTGAATCCACCTAGTCTTAGTTTGACCGCTAAGCTAAGGTCATCATACAAATTTGTTGCTGGAACTGAACTCCAATCCCAGTAAGGATATTCTGTACCCTTATATAAAAAGTGTCCTGGTTTAACTTGAAAGATTTCATTCCAGGGTGTTCCGCCTTGTGGATCATATCCCCACTTCTGAACATTAGAATGAAACAAAGCATCTGGCGTAACTGGTCCATAAGACTTTAATACATCAGGTTCTGATGCCATAACTTCTACATCTTTACGATAGTAGATAGGTTTAATTCCTAAGAAATCTGTATAAGCAATTGGATGTTCATTAAAGAAAGTAACGTAACTCCAAAAGCCATCGAACTTATGAAAGAATTCATGTGAAAGTTCTTCTCTATATCTTGCATGAACCATGTGAGCATCGCTTGGGTAATCGCCAAAGTCTTTATAGTTAAATATTTCACCAACGAAAAGCGAAGGTGGTTCATCATCGTATTGAATAGGTTGAATAGCAATCTCGGGATCTGGATCAATCATAGGTAAAGCAGTATGAAACATATCATAATCTTTCCACGTTTTATATCCACGATATTTAGTTTTTAATCCACGGTATTCCATCTGCTTAAGAGATACCATACCGTTAGCTGTTGTTTGTGTTCTATTGCTTATTAAAAATCCGCACATTATTCGTTTACCAAATTGTTAAGTCCATATTTATCTACTGTAAAGCAATGTAAAGAACTAGCAGAGAAATGCATGATTCCTGGTACTGCATCTAATCCAGATTGTTCTATTAACCATAAGCATAACCTATTAGCGAAATATAAATCGTTATGTAAGTGTCGCATTACATCACATGATCGCATATGATATGCACAATGTAATTTACCATCACGTAACATAAAATGCCACCCGAACGTGCACGGGACGCGTTCGCCCGCGAGAGCGGCCGTACCATCTTCTGGAAACCAGATTGGTATATAACACTGTCTTGTTTTAGGTTCTTTTTGTAATAGTTTAACTGCTGTATTTAGATCTGCTATATTAAATCTAATTCCCATTTGTTCTGTATCTTGCCACATTCTTTCTGGATAGCTATGTGAAAAAGCTGTATCCATTAAATATTTATCTGTATCTTTTAACCACATTGTATGTGATGGTGGTGGGTTGCAAGGTATACCACCTACTCTTTCGTCGAAGTGGATATCTGCCCATGGCTGAGTAGCTTTTAGTTCTGTACTAGCTTCTTCTGCATTGTTATACATATCTGCTTTCATGCTTGCATGTAATATTTCTAGGAAGGCAGGATGTTCTGTTCCGCCTTGCCATCTTTCGGTTTCTATTTCATAACCGAGGTTTAATAAATTACTTCTTAAGTCGTGTAGACCTAGTTTAAGATTGCTGGCTATCGTCATTGCTGATTATGTTCCTGTTAAATATATCTTTGTCTTTTGTTTGGCCATCGATATCACCATCTAAGTAAGCTGAAAAGAATGCAGAATAGTTAATTAAATCTATTGCTGAATCTTGTAGCGATTCGAAGTTTTCTATATAGTTATCATCATCTTTCATAGCATCTAAAACAGAGTGCATGCGATTAATTTTGCCGGTCATAATATCGAGAATGGTTTGTGCGCCATTTGGATAGTAGTCCGATTGTCTAATCCTAGATTTAGGATTTTGGTAGTCATTGCCTTTCTTAGCTATAAGATCAGCAGCTTGTTTGAGTATCATTAGTGGTTTCATATATGTATTATATCATAGTTTGGGGTGAAAGTAAACCTATATTTTTGTTAATATAGTACCTGTTTGATAGAGAGGTAATCTAACCTCTGGATATCTTTTAGGGTAAGTATTCATAAACAATGTTTGTGGCAAATGCCTATGGATAAAAGTACCGTAATATTCTACTGGATTTGATTCTAACAATCTATCTGCTACCATCTTGTGTAATAGATAGCCTTGTTTTCTTTGAGTAGGATCTTTAATTAATGTAATAAACTTTCCACCTGGCTTAAGCTTTTTAATAGCTGCCGTGTAGATATCGATGATTGTGTTCCAGTATACCTCACCTTTTAATACACCTACGTTCATATCTTTTTCATATATAACGGTTGTGCCTTTACCCTTGGAGGTAAATCCTCTCTCTGGTGCATCTGATTGGCCACCACCAAGAACAGGATAAGGTGTTCCATTGATAATAAGATCAAAGATCTCGCCATCTGGATAAGCATTCTCCGCTAATAAAGATTCTAAATCTCTAGCATCGCCTTGAATAATCTCGCCTTTTGCTGTTGCTGTTCCT